TATACGATTCCGAATCTGGTGAAGTTAAAGATGATCGCAGACATCAATCCATGTTGGAGGATTACTGGTTGCCACGAAGAGAAGGTGGTAGGGGAACAGAAATTACCACACTTCCTGGCGGAGAAAATCTAGGACAACTGGAAGATGTTGAATTTTTTCAAAAGAAATTATACAAATCATTACACGTTCCTGTATCTCGTTTAGAGTCTGACTCTGGTTTCTCTTTGGGGAGAGAAAGCGAGATAACTAGGGACGAACTTCTTTTTAGTAAGTTTATCCAGAAATTACAGACACGTTTTTCTCATGTATTTGATGAAATTATGGAAAAACAAGTGATCTTAAAAAATGTAATGACTGCCGCAGAATGGGCAAAAATTAAAGATAAGGTTCATTACAAGTTTGAAAAAGATCATTATTATACAGAGTTTAAACAGCAGGAAACCTTGTCACAAAGAATAGATCTTGCAAGGAATATGGAGGATTGGGTAGGTCAATATTATTCAAAGGAATGGTTTAGGAAAAATGTTCTTAGACAGTCTGATGATGATATTGAAATGCAAGATTCTCAAATGGAAAAAGAAAAGGCCGATGGTGAATATGAAGATGAAGGAGATGAGGATCAAATGTAATTCCTCACTCTTAAAAGTTTATAAATATTAATAGTAATTTTTTGGAGATTTAAATGGCAGAACAACAAGTACAGACTAAAGAGTATAAACCAGTAGACATTATTGATTTTTCAATGCAAAGCAAACCTACGAAAGTAACCGATGCATTTGGACAATTAATTTCGGACAAAGTAGTGAATTTTCTTGCAAACAAGAAACAGGAAGTTTCTGCTAAAATGTTCAAAACAAAAGAAGATATACCAGAACCTACTGAGGTAGAAGTTAAAGCCGAACCAGAACCAGAAACAACGGAGACACAATGAAAATAAAAATAAAAACTACAGAAGCTGCTGCGGGAACTGGATCTGGTACTGCATCTAATGTAAGTTCGGCAACTTGTGTTAGGGCAGTAAATTCTGGAACAACTGCACGATTGGTTACAGTAGAGTTAGCAGGAGGAACAGATATTGGAACTTTTACTATGCCTGGGGGAACAGTTGAATATATTGAAAAAGATCCAACCGATAAGATTTTTGCTGCTCATGCAGAAATTCTTCTAGCAGCAGTTGGGTTTAAATAAAATGAAAACATTTAAGGAATTCAGAGAATCTATCGGATGTTCTACTAAATTGGAAGTAGTGGAACGAGAAAAAATAGAGATTTTTGAGGGAGATGTAATTGACCAATTAAGGAAAATTGTAAAGTCTAAGAAAGAAGCAGATGTATCACTTAAATCTGGATCATCACACAAAATAGATCCCGATTCTGCTAAACAAATACTCAAGACTTTTGACTCCCTAAATAGTTCTAAACAAAAAAAGGTGCGAAAAGACATGAATAAAGACACAAAGGGTTTTATGACCATCATGGATTTTGCACACGAAAACGTACAAAGGTAGGAAATATGAAACTAATTTGCGAATTACAAGAAGCCGTAAATTATGAATTGCTGGAGGAAGAAAATAAACCTAAGCAATATTTCATTGAAGGTATATTCATGCAATCGGAAAGAAAGAACAAAAATGGTAGAATATATCCATTGGATGTTCTTGAAAAAGAAGTAAACCGATATGTAAAAGAATATGTAGAACCTAAACGTGCATTTGGTGAGTTAGGTCATCCAGATGGCCCAACAGTTAATCTTGATCGTGCATCACATATGATTCATTCCTTGCAAAAAGAAGGAAAGAATTTTATTGGACGAGCAAAGATTCTTGATACACCAAATGGCAAAATAGTAAAAAATCTTATTGATGAAGGTGCAAAGTTAGGTGTTTCTTCCAGAGGAATGGGAACTTTGAAACCAGAGTCTAAGGCGCAAATTGTTCAAAGTGATTTTTATTTGGCAACCGCTGCGGATATTGTTGCAGACCCTTCTGCTCCAAATGCTTTTGTTGAAGGTATAATGGAAGGTAGAGAGTGGATTTGGGATGGAGGTCTTTTGAGAGAACAAGATGTAGAAAGGGCAAGGAACAATATTCGTTCCGCTGCTTCCAAAGAACTTGAGGAAGTAAAATTAACTGAGTTCAAAAATTTATTGTCAAACTTGTGATATTATAAATATTAACAGTAACGAATTAATAATTTTAGGAGTTTCAATGGCTACTGAAGAAAATACAAATCAAACCGAAGTTCTGGAAGAGTCTGAGCAAGAAGAACTTGTTGAAGCTCCAGAACAAGAGCAACCAGAAGTAGAACTTTCTGAAAAGTCTAAGGCCAAAGTCAAAGAAGACGATGACGAAGACGAAGAAGAAGGGGAAGACGAAGAAGGAGAAGAAGAGGAAGAAGACGAGCAGGTAAAGAAAGAGGAATTTAAAATTCCTACTACCAAGTCTGCTATGATCAAGCAACTCTTTGACAAAGTTAACGGCATGAAAAAAGAAGAAGTTTCCGCTAAGTGGAAAGATCTTATGGGTGTTGCCGAAGCAGAAGACTTGGGAGGCCCAACCCCATCAGATTCCGATAACTCAAAAGATGAAGTCGGAAAAAAGAAAAAGAAAGTTAAGATTGCTATGCCAGAAATTAATGTCAAAGAAGATATTGATGCACTGGTTGAGGGAGAAGAACTTACAGAAGAGTTCAAATCCAAAGCATCTACAATTTTTGAAGCTGCTGTCCATCAGAAAGTAATGGAGGTTGCAACGGCTAAAATAGAAGATCTTGAAAAAGAATATCAATCAGATCTACAAGAAGAGATAATCTCATTCCGTGATGAGTTGACTGAAAAAGTTGACGGATACCTCAACTACGTAGTTGAAGAGTGGATGAGAGAGAACGAACTTGCACTTGAAAGTTCACTGCGAAGTGAAATTACTGAAGAGTTCATGGGCGGATTAAAGAATCTCTTTACTGAACATTACATTGAAGTTCCAGACGAGAAGGTTGACATTGTTGAAAATCTTTTTGACAAAGTTGAGGAACTTGAAGGTCAATTAAATACTCAAATTGAAGAGAATGTCCAAACTAAGGGCGAACTCAACGATTACCGAAAAAACAAAATCTTAGAAGAAGTCTGTTCAGATCTTGCTGACACACAATCTGAAAAGATGAAAGATTTAGTTGAAGGTGTATCTTTTGATGAAACAGAAGATTTTGAGGATAAAGTAAAAACGATTAAGGAAAGTTATTTCCCTAGTCAAGTAAAACAGGATGAAAATATTGAGCAGAAAGATGTTGTCACGGAAGATTCTCCATCAGAGGAAACTCCTAAGATGAATAACATCATGGAAGCTTACAGTCAAGCAATTGCCCGTAAGTAATTTTTTTTTAAATTAGTTTTTTTAACAATTATAGGAGTTTAAAAATGCAACTCTCAGAACAAGTAAACAAGAAGTGGGCTCCAGTTCTTGATCATCCAGATCTTCCTGAGATCAAGGATGCTCATCGTAGAGCAGTTACCGCTATCTGTCTTGAGAATGTTGAAAGGCAGTACGCTGCAGATCAACAGGCAAGTACGGGCGGATTGTTGTCGGAAGCAACGCCTACAACACTACAGGGTATGACTACTGCTGCCGATTTTTCGGGTGGAGCAGGAAATCCAACCCACGCTGCAATTGACTTTGCAGACCCAGTTCTTATCAGCATGGTTCGCCGTGCAATGCCTCAACTCGTAGCATACGATGTTTGTGGTGTTCAACCTATGTCCGGCCCAACTGGTTTGATCTTTGCTCTCAAGAGTAGAGTAAATAATCAGTCTGGTGACGAACATCCAGGCGTAAACGTAGATACAGTAGCGTCTGAGTCTGGTACGCCAGGCCACGCATCGGGTGACTTAGTTAAGACGCCTGGTCTGTTAATCACAGGAACAGATGGAACTGCACAAACTGGAAACGAATATTCCGCATCAAGTGCTCTTGAAACAGCAGGTGGTGAGGCAGACGTTGCCGGTGAAATGTCCTTCACAATTGAGAAGGTTTCCATCGCAGCAGGAACACGTGCTCTTAAAGGTTCTTATTCAATGGAACTTGCACAGGATCTACGTGCCGTTCACGGATTGGATGCAGAAGCAGAACTTGCTAACATTCTTTCTGGTGAAATTCTTGCAGAGATCAATCGTGAGGTTGTTCGTAAGATTTACATCAATGCTGCAGCTGGTGCCCAAGTTGGTACAACAACTGCCGGTATTTTTGATCTTGACACAGATTCCAATGGACGCTGGATGGTTGAGAAATTCAAAGGTCTGATGATGGCGATTGAAAGAGATGCCAATCAGATTGGTCGTGACACACGAAGAGGAAAAGGTAATATTATCTTGACTTCTGGTGATGTTGCATCTGCACTCTCAATGGCAGGAATGTTGGACTATGCTCCTGCAATGAGTACAGATCTTAACACAGACACAGCATCAACAACTTTTGCTGGTATCATGAATGGTCGATATAAAGTTTATGTTGATCCTTATTCTGATACAAACGCAGCAGAATACTACTGTGTAGGTTATAAGGGTGATTCACCTATGGATGCAGGAATCTTCTACTGCCCATACGTTCCATTGCAAATGGTTCGTGCGGTTGATAGTTCCAGTTTCCAACCACAAATTGCATTCAAGACACGCTACGGAATAGTTGCAAATCCATTTGCTGAAAATGCAAGTGCTTCAACTGGTCGTACAACTGGTGTTCTTGGGTCTAATCCTCACTTGAACAAGTATTACAGGAAAGCACGTATTTCCAACTTAATGTAATTCTTGACACTACATAGTGTAGGGGTTTCTGAAGGGAGAGAAGAAATTCTCTCCCTTTTTTGTTTGTACTGATCTAGTGAGGAATTATGATAATAGTAATAGGTAATGGACAATCCAAATTCGTAGTAAATCCAAAATTATATAAAAATCATTTAACTTATGGGTGTGATTTTGTTTACCGAAAACATATGCCAGACCACTTAGTGTGTCAAGATGTAGATGCACAATTGGAATTAATTACTAATAAACACACAAGAGAAAATAAATGTTATTTTAGAGGATTTGGTTTAATTCCAAGTATGAATTATGATATGCTTAGACAAACTGTAAAACCACAAATGAAGGTGGGTGAAAATTCTCCCAAAACAGAAAATTTTGTTAATTTTTCTCATCACGGAATATCATATTTTATTTGGGTTGATTCTTCGGATCTAATAGAAGATGTAGAATGGTGGGATGATGATTGGAATACGGATGCAGTTGCACTCCGTTTGGCCTGTCAACATAATATTGGAGAAACTTTTTATTGTGTGGGGTTTGATTACTACCACGAACAAACAAGTTCTGGGATATATCTGGGATCAAATGTTCACCAATTTCATGAAAAAGATAATACAGTATTTCTCAAAAACCATAAAACAATTGAAGGGGAACATCCAGATTGTAAATTTGTGTTTGTAGGTAAGGATATTGAGTATTCAGAGTTTGAGAAAATGTTT